GACTGGAAGGGACCCGCGAAGAAGGACGCGCGGATCCTCACCCCCGCCGGACGGCTGCTGATCGAAGGCTTCATCCGAGGCATCGACGGCACCACCGCGCGACTCAGGCAGCGGCTGGAGACCATCACCAGGGCCCTGCCTGCCAACGTGAAGTCCGGCTACGGCAAGACCCTCAAGAAAGCCACCGCCGAACTGTCCCGCCTGGTCACCCAGCGCGACAGGGTGATCAAGGATCTCGCGGCCGCCGAGAAGAAACTGAAGTCCCTGGCCAAGGAACGGGACGCCAACGCGAAGAAGATCCGCGAGGGCATCCTCTCCGAAGCCGACATCACCAAGGCGGTCACCGGCGGCCCGACCACCGCACAGTCCATCGCCGAACAGCTGCGCGCCCAGCTCAAGGCCGCGCAGGACTTCGCCAACCAGATCGCCCGGCTGCGTAAACGCGGCCTGCGCGCCGACCTCCTGGACCAGCTCGGCCAGGCCGGCGTCGAGCAGGGCGGGGCGGCGGCCGCCGCCCTCTCCGGCGCCTCCGACGCCCAGCTACGGGAGATTAACAAGCTGCAGAAGCAGCTGTCGGCCGCGGCGTCCAAGACCGGCAACACGGTCGCCGACGCCATGTACGACTCCGGCGTGCAGGCCGCCAAGGGCCTGGTCGCCGGGCTGAAGAAGCAGAAGAAGGCCATCGAGCAGGCCATGATCTCGATCGCGAAGAGCATGCAGAAAGCTCTCCGCGCGGCTCTCGGGATCAACAGCCCCGCACGCAAGCTGATCCCCGACGGGATCAACACGGTGCGCGGCCTGCTCGTCGGCGTCGACCGCGAGCGCCCCAAGCTCCTGGACGCCATGGCCTCCCTGGTCGCCATCCCCAACGCCCCGGCCCTGTCCGGATCGCTGGGCGCCTCCGTCGCCGGCGGGGCCGGCATGGCGGGGCAGCGGCTGCGGCTCGCCGTACGCGACCGGGAGTTCGACGCGTTCCTGGAGGAAGTGGCCGACGGCCGGGTCAGCGACGCCCTGACCACGGTCCGGCGCCGCAACCGCGCAGGGAAGAAGGGATGAGCCAGCCGTGCCGATGATCGTTGATCCGTCCGCGCCGCCGGTGACACCGCCGGAGACGGTCGTGTCACCGGACGGCTGGCTGTCGGCCGCCGTCGACGCCCCCTGGGCAGGGGTGGTGCTGGCCGTGGACTACACGGCCAGCACGCCCCTGGCCGGGGCCGCCGACGTCCTCCAGGTCCTGATCACCCGCCAGGACCCCGGAGCCGACGCACCCGTCCCCGTCCGCTCGGCCGACCTGGCCTGGGCGCTGGCCGGCATCGGCACCGCCTACGACCACGAGGCGCCCCTCGGCGTCGGCGTCGTCTACACCGCACGGCCCCTGTACGCGGACGGGACCTGGGGGCCCGCCTCATCGTTGGCGGTGACCGTGCCGGAACCCAGCCAGCCCGCCGACGTGTGGATCAAGAGCATCGACGACCCGGGCCTCTCCGCCCGGGTCGTCGTACGCTCCTGGCCCTCCCTCACCTGGGGCGCCACCATCGACTCCTCGCCCATCGAGGACAGCCGGTACCCGGCAACAGCACAGGGCGCCTACACCTCCAGCTCCTCCGACATCGTCATCGACGCCGACGGCGGCGCCATCGAGTCCCTGGAGACGCTCCTGACCACACCGGGCGTACGGCTCCTGCAGACCGGCCCCGGCTCACACCGCCCCGACCAGTACGTGCTGTTCGGCGACATCGAGCAGGCCATGGACGGACTGCCGCGCGAGTCCCGCTCGTACGCGGCCTCACTGATCCAGGTCGCACGGCCGGACACCACCGGCCAGCCGATGCGCATGCCGGGCTGGTCCTACGACGCGCTCGCCGCACAGCTGGCCACCTACGACGCGGTGGCCTCCGCCTACCCCACCTACCGGGCCCTGGCCGTGAGGGGACTGCTCTGATGCTGCCGATCACGGCCGCCGCCCTGAAGGCGCTCCCCACCGCGCTGCGCCGCCCCGTACGGGCGGAGTGGTCCAACGACGGCGGCCGCAACTGGGCCGAGTGCGGCCTGCACGCGGGCAGCGCCTCCATCACCGCGGACCGTACCGCGGAGACCCGCTACACCGGCTCGGCCACCCTCACCGGTGTCGCCGAGGGCCCGGCCGGCATCAACTGCATCTCCACCAACGTCCGCCTGTGGCAGGGCATTCAGCTGCCGCGCTCCGAGCCCGTCTGGTTCCCCGCCGGCCGCTACACCGTCGAGCGCCCCGAGAAGACCAGGACCGGCCTGGCCGTGGAGCTGTCCGGCCTCGAGGACGAGATCCGCGACGCAGGCCTGCCCACCGCACGCGCCCTCGGCCCCGCCGGCGCCCGCGACCTGGTGGAGCAGCTCGTCGGCGAGGCACTGCCCGGCGTGCCCGTCTCCTGGCGCACCGGCGTCAACGGAGACCAGCTCATCCCGCAGATCCTGGCCGAGGGCGACCGTTGGGCTGTGCTGTCCTCTGGCACCGACTCCAACGGCACCGCCACCGGCATCGTGGAGGCACTGGCCGCAGAGATCTGGGCCGACGCGCGCGGCGTCATCACCGTCGGCCCCATGCCCACCCTCGACGACCCGGTGGTCTGGCGCGTCGGCCGAGGCCCGGGCGGCGTCCTCGTCGAACCTAAGTCCGGGCAGAGCAGCGAGGGCCTGGCCAACGTGTGGTCCGTGACCGGCGACTCGGGCGACGGCAGCATCCCCATCGGCCCGGTCTACGCCTGGGACGACGACCCCAACTCCCTCACCTACGCGGGCCCCGACCCCGTCAGTGACCCGCTCGCCCCTCAGCGACTGGAGCTGTGGCACGTCCGGCTGCGGGTGCAGCACTACTCCAGCGCGGTCATCACCACCGTCGCCCAGGCCCACGACATCGCCCGGGCGAAGCTCGCCAACTCCCTCGGCGTCCAGGCGAGCCTGTCCCTGACCACCGTCTGCAATCCGGCGCTGGAAGCAGGAGACGTCATCGAGGCCGAGACCGAGCCGGGCGTCTGGGAGAGACACCTCATCGACTCCCTGTCCTACACGCTGGGCGCCTCGTCCATGCAGATGGAGACCCGAACCACGGCGAGGAGGCTGTAATGGCCACGGCCGCGGAACTCCTTGGCGAGCATCTCGCCCGCACTCCCAGCACCGGCAAGCGGGAGGTCTCGGCCACCGTCTTGGACGTCACCGACGACGGCCGCGTCAACCTCATGCTGCTGGGCACGCTCGTACCCGACGTGCCCTGCACGGACTCCTACCGCAACCGTGCGGCCGGCGACGTCGTCCTGGTCCGCGTCGGCGCCAAGCCCGTCGTCCTCTACCGGCTCGGCGACGACCCGGCCGAGACCGAGGAAGTAGCCGTCGCCGAGGTCGCGAAGAGCGCGGCTCAGGACCTGATCGCCATCTCCGCCTACACCTGGGGCACCGGCGCCCCGGCCGGGGCCGGCTGGCAGACCGTAAGCCAGCTGTACACCCGCAAGGACACCAACGGGGTCGGCCAGCTGTACGCGCAGATCGCGGGCGCCGACCCGTCGCCGGCCGAGACGCCGACCCGGCCGCCGAAGACCGTCACGATCCCGCCGGACGAGTCCGGGTCGTGGCGCAACGGCCGCCCCGACGAGTACGCCTCCAGCCCCACCCAGGGCGACTGGACCGGCCGAGGCAACCGTCGCGGCGGATGGTTCTACGGGACCGCGATCGCCTCAGCCTGCTCCGGTAAGACGGTGGCCAGCATGCGGGTGAAGTTCACGCGCAAGCGCGGCGCCGGCCGCAACAGCAAGGTGCCCATGCACCTGTATCTCCACGACCACACCTCGGCGCCGTCCGGCCAGCTCAACCTCGAGGACGGACCGGAGGAGCTGCTGAGGCTGTCCGTGGGCGCCAAGGGGGTCGCCACGTTGCCGGCGTCATGGCGCAGCCAGCTCGCCTCGGGCAGCGCCCGCGGGCTGGCCATTTTCGCCAGCGGCAGCGCCGACTACGGCGCGTTCACCGGCGGCCAAATCGTGATCACCTTCTCCGCCTCCTAGGAGCCCCATGCCCACCATCGGATACGCCGAGCTGCCGGTTCCGGCAGGCGGCGACGCGCCCCAAGTTCCAGGCGATCTCGCGGCCCTTGCCACGGTGCTGGATCCGCACCTGGTGCATCACGTCGAGGACGAGGCGGACAGGGACGCCCGCTTCTCGACCGCGCCCGTGCAGACGCTGGTGATCGCCGAGGACGGCACCGCGTGGATGAAGCTCGTCGCCGGCACCAACACGTGGACCACGCTCTACACCCCGCTGCAGGCCTGGCAGTCCACCATCACCCTGAAGACGGGGTTCGAAGAGAGCGTCGTCCCGCTCGGTGTGCGGGCGACGGACGGCGGAAAGCACGTCTGGCTCAAGGGCCGCATCGAGCGCACGGACGGCAACAAGATCCTCGACGCCAACGCCGTGAACCTCGGCGCCGTACCGAGCGGACTGATCCCGCCGGTGGAGCTGCGCACGTGGGCCGGGACGTGCTCGCTGGCCGGGACCACGACGCTGGCGGCCGGGCGCCTGGAGGTCCTCAACACAGGCGCATCGTCGGCGTACGGCGTGGCCGGGGACATCCTGTGGTGGTACCAGGGCACCGACGGCACGGACTGGGTCGACATCTCCGGCGACTACTGGCTCGACTGAGGAGGCCCGTCATGCTGCACACCTTCGGCGGAAACCCCTCCGCCGTCCTCGCCACGACCACCGGAGACGTCGTCCCCGACTACGCCGTGGCCGTCCGCGTCGCCGGGACCGGCGCCCCCGTCACCGCCCTGTTCGAGGAGGACGGCACCACCCCCATCGCCACCCTCCGCTCCAACCCGGTCGGTTCGGACGCGCCGGGCGCGATCCGAGTCTTCAAGGTCGAGGGCATCCCCGCGATCGAGTACGAGTTCAACGGCCCCTCCGGGGACCCGGTGCGCTGGTACGAGCCGAGCCGCGAAGCAGTCACCGCCGCCCTCGAAGGCCTGAACTCCAAGCTCGACAAGGCCGGCGGCGCCATCACCGGCGACCTGGACGTGGCCGGAATCCTCGACGTCGGCACGCTCCTCGTCGGCGGTGAACCGCTCGACTTCAGCGCCGGGTTCACCACGGCGGGCATCCACCTGCCGACCGCTGTTACCGGGGCCGGGATCCAGGCCGCGCTGAATGCGGCGGCCGCGGCGAACGGCGGCTGGGTCGTCGTCCCGCCCGGCACCTACGACGCGTCCTCCCTGCCGCTGCGGATCTACCGCAACACCCGCCTCACCCTTTGCGACGGGGCCGTGATCCGGCGAGCCGGGACCGGCACCATGCTCCTCAACGGCGACGCCTCGCAGACCTTCGGCGGGTACACCGGGCACGGCAACATCATCATCGAGGGCGGCACCTGGGACGCCCGGGCCACGACGTACCCCACCTCCGCCATGTGCATCAGCATCGGGCACGCCGAGAACGTCACCATCCGCGACACCTTGATCAAGGACGTCTGCGGCTACCACGGCATCGAGATCAACGCGGTGAACAACGGCCGCATCATCAACGTGCGCGGCCTGGGCTACCTCGACCCCGGCGGCCGCGACTTCAGCGAGTTCATCCAGCCCGACCTCGCCAAGGGAAGCGCCTACTTCGGTGGCTTCGGACCGTACGACGACACCCCCTGCATCGACATCGTGATCGAGGACTGCCACGTCGGACCGTCCGGCACTGCCGGCACCACCAGCTGGCCGCGCGCCGTCGGCTCGCACTCCGCCAGCCCCGACAAGCCTCACACCGGCATCGTCATCCGGGACCTGTACTGCGACGGCCTCACCCAGTGGGCTGTCGGCGGCTACACCTGGCAGGACTCCCGCGTCTCCGGACTGACCCTGAAGGACTGCGGGGCGGGCGTGCGCATGCGCACCCTCGACTCCTCCAGCGCCGCCCACCGCACCCCGGCCGGCGCCGGATCCCCGTCCATCGCCGGGTCGCAGCCGCTGCGGAACATCGTCGTCGAGGACGTCGTCATGTACGGGGGCGGCACCTACGAAGCAGCCGTACGCATCGAGGGCGAGGACACCGGCTACGTCCAGGGCCTGGAAGTGGACGGCATCACCGTCCGCGACGTCGGCGGGTCGGCCGTGCGCCTGGTCGACGTCGAGGACTACAACGTCGACCACATCACGGCCCGCGGCTGCGGCGCCACCGGCGTGTCCACCCTCGGCACCCGCCGCGGCCGGATCATCGCCCACGTCAACGGAGCCACCGGCGCGGGGATCACCGTCGACTCCCGCTCGACCCCGGCGGCCACCGCGACGGACGTCACGGTCGCCCGGTCCTCGATCACGGGCACGACGGCGAACGGCATCCACATCTGGGACGGCGCGGACGTCGTGGTGGACGACTGCGACATCTACGCGCTGACCGGATTCGGGGTGCAGGTGTCCACCAACACCGTCCGCCCGCTCCTGCGCAACGTCCGCACCCGGGACACCACCCTCGCCGGGTGCAACATCACCTCCACCATCACCGGGCTGAAGCGGTACGGCAACACGTTCGGCGCCGTCGCCGACGCCTCCAGCGGCGCGGACACCAGCCCGTTCGACTCCGGGTTCGGCGGCCTGGAGAACGCGCTGCGCCCGTCGGGCCGGTGGGAGACGACCAGCCGCCTGCGGTGCGGGACCACCTCGACACCGACCTCGGGGACGCTGTACCTGGTGCCGATCTGGCTGCCCAAGGGCCTCGTCATCTCGAACCTGGCGTTCGTGTCCGGCGGCACGGCAGCCGTCACTCCGACGAACTGGTGGTTCACACTCCACAACTCGTCGCGAGTCGCCCTGGCGAGGACTGCAGACCAGACGACGACGGCGTGGGCCGCCAACACGATCAAGAGCCTGGCGATAGCGCAGACCACCGCCGGCGCCGCCTCGTCGTACACCACGACGTACTCGGGCCTGCACTACGTCGGCGTCATGATCAAGGCGACGACCGTGTGCAGCCTGATCTCCGAGGGCGCCGTCCCCGACGTCCTCGCCAGCGTGGCCCCCGGAATCGGCGGCACCGACACCGGGTTGAGTACCCCGCCCACCGTCACCAGCGGAGCTTTCACCGCCGGCAGCTTCGGCGCGGGCAGCGGAATCCTGGTGCACGGCTACGTCACCTGACCACCCCCCCAACTCCCCGCCGCCCCGCGCCTCCGGCCGGGGCCTTCGTCATGTCTGGAGAACCGCATGACCCATCCGTCCACGATGGAGCTCGCCCAGGTCGCGTACGCGGCCTATGGCGAGTCCACCGGCCACCGCAACTACCAGGACCTCCCCATGCCCGACTGGGAGGAGCTGAACGACCGGACCCAACAGGCATGGATCGCGGCCGTCGGCGCCGTCGCCCAGGCCGTCATCGAGCAGCCCGCCGAGAAGGCGGTACGCAGCGAGCAGTCCGCACCGCCGAGGCCGAGCGTGGGACGCATCGTCCACTACCGGCTCAGCGAGGGGGCCGCTGGGCAGATCAACCGCGCGCGCAAGGACTTTCACGAGAACAGCCGCACGAGCCACCGGGACAGCGGCCTGATGGGGCACCAGGGGAACTGGGTCGCCGAGGGTGACGTCTTCCCGGCGGTCGTCGTGCAAGTGTTCAACGAGTCCACCGTCACGGCGAACCTGCAGGTGTTGTTGGACGGCAACGACACCTACTGGGCCACGTCGGCCGCCGAGGGCAGCGAGCCCGGCCGCTGGTCCTGGCCGGGGCGTGTGTGATGGCGCCGCCCTTGGCGCCAGCCACGTTCCTGGCCGCGCTGAAGAACGAGGGCGTGGACGTCGTCGAGGTCGGCGACTGGCGCGACCACAACCGCAACCACGTGGGCCCGTGGGGGCCGGTGCACGGTGTGATGATCCACCACACCGTGACCTCCGGCAGCGCGAAGACCGTGCGGATCTGCCGGAACGGTTACTCGGGTCTGCCCGGGCCGCTGTGTCACGGCGTCATCACCAAGGACGGCCGGGTCCACCTCGTCGGCTACGGCCGCGCCAACCACGCGGGATCCGGCGACGACGACGTGCTGCGTGCGGTCATCGCGGAGAAGGCGCTGCCGGCGGCGAACGAGAACAACACCGACGGCAACCGGCACTACTACGGTTTCGAGTGCGAGAACCTCGGCGACGGCGAGGATCCGTGGCCGGACAAGCAGGTCGAGGCGATCGTCCGCGTGGGGACCGCGCTCTGCAGGGCGCACGGCTGGACGGTGCGCAGTGTGATCCGGCATCTGGAGTGGCAGGTCGGGAAGGTCGACCCGCGTGGCCTGGACTGGGCGGACGTCGAGGCGCGGATCGGTGAGCGGCTGAAGCACAAGCCGGGCTGGTCGCCGGGTACGGCGCGGTCGTACACGGTGGTGGCCGGGGACACGCTGTGGGGGATCGCGGCGCACGAGCTGGGCAAGGGCGGGCGGTGGCAGGAGATCGCCGACCTGAACCCGGACATTGATCCGGACGAGCTGCAGCCCGGGCAGAAGCTGAAGCTGCCCGCGAAGTGAGACGGCTGCTGGAGCGGTTGGTGTGCCCGGACTGCTGCTGCCTGCGGGTGGGGCCCGGACACCTGGTCCGTGTGATGGCCGGCATCTGCCGCCTGTAGAGGCGGGCCGGACCTTAACTTTCCGCGCGATTTTATGACGCGCCCTATGACATCCCAGGTCAGAGGCGTTCTCTGGCCTGCCCTGACGAGAGGAACAGCATGACGACCAGAGCTTTCTGGAAGGCCACCCTCGAGCGGATGGTCCGCACGTTCGCCCAAGCCGTCCTCGCGCTCCTGGGCGGCGACGGCCTCGGCCTGATCGACGTCGACTGGGGCCAGGCGTTCTCGATCGGCGGGCTGGCGGCCATGGCCGCGCTGCTCACCGCGATCGTCGCGAGCGGCGGCACCACCACCGGGCCCGGGCTGACGGAGACCGTCGTCGCCAGCAGCCGGCGCCCCCTTCCGTAAGGAGTCTCCTTGGACGTCACCACCATCGGCAGCCTGCTCGTCGGCGTTGCCGCGGTCGTCGGTGGCCTGGTGACGTACCTGGGGAAGAAGGGCGAGAACGCCCTCACCGGATACAGCAGCCTGACGAACGACCTGCAGGAAGAGCGGGACCGGCTCGACAAGAAGGTCACCGAGCAGGCCGCCACGATCAACACGCAGACCACGACGATCAGCACGATGGCCGCCAGCGCGGCCGAGCAGTCCGCGCTGCGCGCCGCCGACCAGGCCGAGATCGCCCGGCTCCGCGCCCTCGTCGTCCAACTGGGAGGCCAACCGTGACCCGCACCGAGCAGGCTCTGGCACGGAGGTGGCGGCCGCTCGCCCTGCTGTGCTGGCTGATCGCTCTGTCCGGGGCGGTCGTCATCATCTGGGGGCGGATGGACGCCCAGGCGAGCCGCGCCACCGAGGCCGCTGCCGAGGCCGACCTTCGGGGTCAGGCGGTGTCCACGCTGGCGTCCGACGTCCGGGCGTTGCGTACGCAGGTGAAGGCCGGCGGAGAGACGCCGGTGGCTCCGGACCCGTCCGAAGCGGTGGACGATCTGCCTGCCCGGGCCCGTGTGCCTGTGCCGATACCCGGCCCGCAAGGGGTGCAGGGGCAGCCTGGGGATGCGGGTGAGCCGGGCGAGCCTGGGTCTCCGGGGGCGTCGGGCAAGCCGGGGCAGGACGGCAAGGACGGCGCTGCAGGCGAGGCGGGGCAGCCCGGCGAGTCTGGGGCCGAGGGTCCGGCGGGTCCTGCAGGGCCGCCGGGTGTGCAGGGCGAGCCCGGTCCTGCAGGCGTGCAGGGTGAGAAGGGCGAACGCGGGGAGCAGGGCGAGCGCGGTCCGGCCGGTCCTGACTGTCCGGACGGGTACAGCCTGCAGGCGCCGTCCTGGGACGAGGATGCTCTCGTGTGCAGGCGGGATGATGCGCCGGACGACGGTGGTACTCAGCCGGAGTCGCCGCTCGCGGTGGCGCTCGAGCCCCGACGACGGTATGCGTGAACGACAGTGGCCCCCGCTCTCCTTCAGGAGAACGGGGGCCGTTGGTCATTGTTCGGGTGGAGGGAAGAGGCCCTCGCCCCCGTACTCGTACGGCTCCTCCAGCCAGACGCCTCGGTACCTGTCGCCGCTGGTGAAGTCCCTGAAGTTCCGGCTCAGGAACACCTCCGCGTCGGCCTCGACAGCCGTCGCAAGGTGGAGGGCGTCCATGCCCTTGATCCTGGGACGCTCCACCGCGATGTCTCGTGAGAGGAGGCCCACCCGGCGGGTCACGTCGACGAGGGCGACGTAGGGCTCTTGGAGGAGGTTCCGGATCCGCTGCTCTGCAGTAGGGTCCGGTCGCCCGTTGCCCGTACCACGGGCCTCAGCGAACATAGCGGTGGACGCGATGATCTTCACTTGGCCGCGATGAGCGGCCTGCAGCCAGGTCACGACCTCCGCGCAGCTGTGTTTGCCTTCGGCCCAATCTATGTAGCAGCAGGCGTCGAGGTAGACGCTCCGCGGGTGGTCAGGCCTCGCCACGGATCACCGCCAGGTGCTGCAGGGCGCCGAGGCCACCGGTCATGTCGGGCCAGAAGCCGCCCTGCAGATCCTGCTCGGAGAGGGACGGCTCGGTCGGCAGGAGCTCGATGTCGTCCACCTTGATCTTCACTACTTGGCCTCGCGCGTTTTCCGTGATCTGGCCGGTCACTTCCACCCGGTCACGCCCCCATGCCTGCCGTAGCTGCTCGCGGTGTTCCTTGCCGCAGATCAGCGGGATTCGTTCATGGCCGACCTCGGACCAGAGCACCGCTTTGAGGTTGCCCCCGGTGTCGGACAGGCCGCCCAGGTGGCCGCGGCGGGATCCGCGCGTGGTGTAGCGGGCTTTGACCGCGTCCTGAAGGTGGCGGCGGGCGCGCTCTGTGACCTCGGCCTCGGCTACGACGACGTCGTTGACGCGCAGGGCCAGGCGCATGCCGACCTCTCTCGAGGCTCCGAGAGTGCGGGCCACCTGCATGCCGAACTGGGCGGCGTGCATGGTCCAGTCGGTGGGTAGCTCGGGGCGGTCCTCGGCGGCGGCGAAGCCTTCGACCGTCTGGTGCAGGACACGGTCGACCTGCTCGTAGCTGGAGGCATCCGGCACCTGCAGGGGCGCCAGGGCGGCGCGGGTGCTGCCCAGGCCGAGCTGGGTGAAGGTCCACCGCGTGTGGGCTGCGTTGCGGCGACCGCCGGTGGGCGGGTCGTCCTGTGGCGTCGACCGCCCGCTCTCGGTGATCTCCAGCTCCTTGAGCAGGAGGAGGAGCGCCTCCATCGCCTTCAGTGTGGCGCCCGCGTCCATGCCGGCGTGGGGACCGCGTAGCTCTATGTCGAGTTCAGATCCCACGTGGTGGCCTCCCCTCGCTGTATGTCGCTCGTGGCTCGTCACTATGCCGTCGTTCACGGCCATCCTCCCCCAGCCTGCGCCGCCGTTCACCCCGAGGAGTGGCACGGTACCGGCGGCAACCGTCTGTCGACAGGCCGTCTCATGGACTACGGCCCTCGCTCTCCTTCGGGAGGGCGAGGGCCGTTTCGTCGTGTCCGGGCTCGGCGTTGTGGTCTGTGATCGCTGGCGAGCAGAGGAGATGCCGATGTCGTTCCGCCCGTATCCGAACCCCGACCGTGCGCTTCGTCAGGTCCGTCGGGGCGGGAAGTCCTCGAGCGCGGCGGGTGCGCCGGCGGTGCTGCCGTTCCCGCGGCGGGTGTCTCGTGCGGAGGTGATGGAGGCGTTTCCGGTGGGGCGTCGGGTGATGTCGGTGAGGCGGGCGAGCAGCTGAGCGTCAGGCCGCTGTCGTGTGGCGGACGGTCTTCTTGAGGCCCATCTCGACGGTGTACCGGTCGAGTCCGGCTTCGGCGGCGAAGGCGGTGATGGCGGCCTGGACGGCGCCGGCGGTGGTGAGGGTGAGACGGCCGGCCTGGATCTCCTGCCAGGCCGTCGTCTCGAGGTTGATCAGGTCGCTCGGGTATTCGATGTCGCTCACGGGAGGGGATCCTAAGCCGCGGGGTGCGGGCTGCCGTCGGCGGCTGGCCGTCGGCCGGTCGGTCAGGCGGCTTCGGCGTAGGTGGGGCGGTGGCGTTCGGCTGCGTCGGCGTGGGCCCAGGCGGTGACGAGCTGCTCGTATTCGGCGCGTTCGTGGGGGCGGAGGTATCCGCCGGCGCCGAGCATGAGGGCGCGGATCCGGTTGTTGAGGTCTGCCGCGGACCGCACGGAACCACGGCAGTGGAGGTCGGTGGGCATACGGACAGCGTACGGCGAGGGGCTGACAGAGCCGTGGGAACTGGGGAAAACCACCTCTGGGTACGCTGCCCGCATGATTCGTGCTGTGGTTTTTGATGTTGGTGAATGCCTCGTCGACGAGACACGGGAGTACGGCACCTGGGCAGACTGGCTCGGCGTACCCCGGCACACCTTCGCCGCGATGTTCGGCGCGGTCATCGCCCAGGGGCGCGACTATCGAGAGACGTTCCAGGAGTTCCGCCCAGGGTTCGACCTATACGAGGAGCGGGAGAAGCGCGCGGCCGCCGGTCAGCCGGAGCACTTCGGTGAGGAGGACCTGTACGCCGACGTCCGGCCGGCCTTCGCCCAGCTGCGCGCGGATGGTCTGTGGCTCGGGATCGCGGGCAACCAGACGGTGCGCGCCGGCGGTCTGCTGCGGGGGCTGTTCGCGGACGACGTCGACCTGATCGGCACCTCGGACGACTGGGGTGCCTCGAAGCCCGACCTCGAGTTCTTCGTCCGCGTCGCCGAGGTAGTGCCGTTCGCCTCTGACGAGATCCTCTACGTCGGGGACCGCGTCGACAACGATTTGCGCCCGGGCGCCGAGGCGGGGATGCACACTGCGCTGGTGCACCGCGGTCCGTGGGCGACGATCCAGTGGAACACCGAGGAAGCCAAGACGCTTCCGACCTTCCGCGTGGAGAGCCTCCTCGAACTGCCTGGTCTGATCAAGGACTTCAACGAGCAAGAGCGCTGACGGTCGTCGCCCATCCGTACAGGCGGTCGTCGAGGTCGCGGACGCACGCCTCGTGCTGGTGCGGGGCGAGTGAGCGGCGGACGTCGCGGACGCGGTCCATACCCATCGCGTACCAGGTGCGCTCGAGCTGATCGAGCGCACGGCGTGCGTACCCGCAGGCGGCTTCGGGGTCTCCGGCCGCGGCCTCGACGGCGGCCAGGTCGCCGAGGATGACGGCGCGCTGCTTCTCCTCGGCCGGGTCCAGGTCCTCGAGCACCTGGAGCAGGGTGGTGCGGGCCTGAGGCAGGTGGCCGGCCTTCAGCTGGGTGTTGCCCTTGAAGGCCGCCAGGCGTACGGGGCTGAACCAGTCGAGCCACTCCGGTGTCTCGTGTCCGGTGCCGTCCTCGAGGACGCCCTCGGCGTGGCCGATCAGGTGCAGCGCGGTGCGGGTGTGCCCGCACCGCGTCTCGCACTCCGCCTCCACTGCGTCGAGCCAGGCGAGCAGCTCGGCGGACGCCGGGCCGCGGCGGGCGTACGTGCGGGCCGCGACCATCCTCTCGACGGCGGAGTCGCGGTCGCCCGTCCAGGCCGGGATGAACGCGGTGTGGGCGAGGACCGCGGCGCCGAGCAGCGGATCGTCTGCCTCGCCTGCGGCCTGCAGGGCGCGGAGCAGGGTCTGCTGGGCGCGGTCGGCGTCACGGAGGTCGAAGAACTCGATGCGTCCGGCGAGGAGCCAGGTCTCGGCGAGGGCGGCCGCGACGGTGAGGCGGGTCTGGCCGGCGGTCTCGGGGAGGAGGGCGCAGCCGAGGGTGGCGTGGGCGATGGCGGCGGGGTGGAGGGTGGCGGGGGCGACGGACCAGTACAGGCGGCGGTGCGCGCGGGTGACCGCGGCAAAGTCGGTCGCGACCGAGGCGGGCTGGAGGATGGCGGCCTGGGTGGGAACGGCCGCCAGGCCGGGGGCCGCGGCCGCGAGGGCCGGGAGCCGGCGGCGAGGGGCCTCGGTGCGTGCGCCGGCGGGCGGGGTGAATCCGAGGGATGGCAGGTCCTGGCCGAGGAGGCGTGCGAGACTCTGTCCCACTTCGGCCTGGGGCCAGGGCGGGGTGCTGGACTCCCAGCGGCGGACCTGCCGTACGCCTACGTGGAGGGCGCGGGCGAGGGCCTCCTGGTTGTGGTAGCCGGCGGCGATCCGCGCGGACTTGAGCAGGGTGTTACCTGAGGACCGGGCCACC